AACGTTGCACTGCGAGGCTGTTTTTTCTTTTTTGGAATTTCTTCAAAGGCATGGTTGTAGGGGGAACCCCTTTTCCAAAACCTCTTTGAAAGAATTGAAGAATTATGTTCATCGTGTGACCAAGAGCCTGTAATTATTTCTGTAAGGGGGGCAAAATTACTGAAAGAATAGGCCAATAGTAACATTGATAAGCAAGTAGTTCATGGCTATGAACATGGGAGAAGAGGATAGCCCGCGCCTTTTTGGTGGGGATAAACTGATTGAAGAATACTTTGCGAAAGGACACGTCAATGTAATGGAATTTGCTAAATTCCTAAACATGGTTGAGCCGCGACGCTCGGTTCATGCGTGGCGTGTAGCCGTTAGTCGTTGGATGAAGAAGAACGAAAAAACGCTCGATGATTTGACGCACATTGGGGAGAACCCCATTGATGATACATGGGCGTTAATGGATGGTTACTACTATGACGCGCACAATGATTTGTATTTGACTTATCTCAAGTCTGCTGAAGGCGTCGTCACGATTGAGGGTGAAACGCACCGTGCTATCAAGGCGGCTTATTCGGATTCAGATGACGCCCCCGCTACTTCGGCTGATATTTCACGGGACTTTGGGATGCCGCAAGGTTGGGTCCGTGAATACTGCCGCAAACACGGTTGGACCCACAGTATGATTCCATTTACGGATGAAGAGGTTGCCACACGACCTGTCGAAAGCATGGTCAATCAAGCGATTGCCGACAGACGCCGTTCTGTTGCTATGAAGATTGAAAACGAAAAGTGGAAGCAAGTGCAGAAAGATGCAGATACTCTCCGCACGTTAGAATACACCTTATTGACGGAATTCAGGGAATTGGTCGCAAAAGCCCCGAAAGCCGGAAAGATTAAACGCCATAATTTCCAAAATACGGCGAATGATTATGCTTTGGTTATCAGCCCAACGGACCTACATTGGGGTAAATATGGGTGGGTCGATGAGGTCGGTGAGACTTATGATTTCGACGAGGCCAAATCACGACTATTTGATAAGACCCAAAATTTGATTCAACGATTGCCCGCAGCACCCGAAAAGGTCATAATGGCTACGGGTAGCGATTGGTTCCACATTGATAACCGTAATGGTTCCACGACAAAGGGAACGCCACAGGATATGTGCGGTAGCCCTGCTGAAATTTACATGAGTGGCTGCGAATTGGCGAGAGAACACATTGACCTTCTTCGCGCCGTTGGTCCCGTTGAGGTTGTTTTCATGGCAGGTAATCATGACCGCCATAGCACTCTCGGACTAATGATGTATCTATCCGCAGTTTATGAAAACGTTGATGATGTGGAAATCATCGTATCACCACACCTTCGACAGTATGTTACCTATGGCAACACACTTCTCGGCTTCACACATGGCGACAGTGTTCGTAATACGAATCTACCCGCGCTTATGTCCGTCGAATCCCGTGAGGATTGGGGTAAGTGCGCTCACCATGTTTGGTTTCACGGACACAAGCACCACAGAAAATTGCTTGAGCATAATGGTGCATTTATTATCCAATTACCTTCGCTTGCCGGTGAGGACCGCTATCATTCCCGTATGGGCTTTATGAGCGGGGCGGGGTTATGCGCCCACTTTATTGACAAGAAGCAAGGACTTATCGGTAGCCTATATGCGCCTGTGACGGAATAGGTGGCATGATGAGTCTAAGCACGACATTCAGTATGGAACGTGCGAAGAAGGACGTATCGTATTTTTATCGTTGGCTCGGCTATACATGGGGGAATCATATTGGCGAATGGATGGATATGTATTCTGACCGTAAAGATACACAGGTTCACCGCGTATGTATTATCGCGCCCCGTGACCATTCTAAATCCACTACTCTTCGCGTCAAGTTACTGTATGACGCTCTTTTTTTGAAGTGGCGTGACAAGCCTTTTACCTGTTGGTTGTTTTCTGCGAGTAAAGATTTGGCAGCACGTCGTCTTGAGGAAATCCGAGAGGATATGAAGCGGCATCCACAATTATCTCGCTATCTCGATGCCCGTCGAGGCAACAAATTAGAATTAAGGCTTACTAACGGGGCTTGGATTCGGGCTACATCCGTTGGGGCTGCTATTCGCGGTGAGCATCCGGCTTGTATCGCGTTTGATGACGTGTTAGATGATATGGGGGATATGCAACCTCAAAAAATCCGCCATTGGTTCCGAAAGAAAGTCACACCGATGTTGTCACCCGGCACTGCGATTTATTGCGTCGGCACACCCATGAGTATGAACGACCTCTACCACACGGAAATGCTCGACAACCCATCGTGGAAATCCGGCACATGGTCTGCTGTAACGAATTGGGATGAATTCAAAGCCGACCCCGAAAACAATCCACCTCAAGAGTTATGGCCCGAATTCCGACCTATCGAGTTTTTGCTTGAGCAGAAAGTGGCTATGGGTGAATTGTCCTTTATCCAAGAATACCTGTGTAAAGTCGTGGACGATGAAGCAGCAGTATATCCTCGACAACACACAAGGAAAAATCTCGATATGGATTCAACGCTTGAGTTTGCCAAGGAACACAATTGTCGATATTCGATTGGATTTGACCCTGCTCACGGATTGGGTCAAGACTACTCGGTTATGATTGTTTTACGACAGGCTGAAAACGGTGATATTCACTTCGTCAATATGTGGCGTCGAAATGACTTCCCACCGGATAGACAGGCCGATATGGTTATTGATTGGGTGAAGCGATATGGCAATCCCCCTTTCGCGGCTGAAGATGTGGGCTTTCAACAATTGTATGAGAGTCTTCTCCGTCGCAAAAACGTCATCGTGGACTATCGCAAAAGCAAGGTTAGCAATCGCACATTAAAGCAGGGGCTTCTGAATCGACTTCGTGTTTGGTTTGAACAGGAAAGAGTCGTGTTCCCCTATGGTAACGACGAAACGCGAAAGGTCGTCAATCTTATTTTGAATGAATTAGAAACTCATGCTTGGAAGGACGGACTTATCGTAGATTTAGGAAAGCACAACGATTGTGTAATGGCTCTTGCTCATGCCATCGACCAATTTTCTATGCCCGACCAAACCGTGCCTGTTGTTATGTCTGCCTTGAGCAGTGGCGAATGGACCGGCGGCGAAAAACGCAAGCCGTCAAAAAGTGGTAGTGGTCTTGGTGGCCGAGCCGCAAACATTCGTCGTGGCAATTGGTAAATAAGTGGCCGACGATGAGGTGGGAGGAAAACCCCCAACGCCGCCCAATACTACCGAGGAAGTGAGGGGTTATAAGAGGTGCCTTCAAAAATTTTGAAAAAAATTTTGCGAGGGGGTTGGCACTACTGCCGTCGGTCAAAAATGTAATTATTGGCGGGAAAAAGTGAACACTAACGCAGTGCATCGAATATCGCATCAGAAAAACGCCGAGAGAGGCCCAAAATAGCCACGTTTTGAGGCCGGATGATAATTCATACCACCCGACCCCTTTGCGTGCGTTGTAGGGGCCTCTACGGGCTTAATTTCGATATTCTCGCGTTTTGTATCACCCCCCCTGTTTGAATCCTGATTGAATCCGCTCAATTTCCGCACTTCTGACAGATTCCCCAACCGTGATTGTCAGCCCATGCGATTGAGAATTGAATCGCAGGTGCATTCAATCCGCATGATTCACAGGCAAGGGGTTGGTTTGGTATTGCCATGATGTTGAGAGCAGGGCGTGAAGCAACGGCTGAATTCAATCGTGCTTCGTGTGCTGCTGCTGCTGCTGCTCGTGCTGCTCGACCTGCTTCAGCAAGGCGACCGATTCGACCCTTTGACACGGCGGCGGTTTTTGCTGCCTTGCATCCTGTCGCACAATCCTCGGCAGGTGCATAGCAGAACCCGCATAGGTTGTTGATTTCGATGGTCTTCAATTGCTTTGCTCGTAGGGTCTTCATGTGGGCTGCTGTGTGGTGTGTGCGCTTCTGCCGTGCGATGCGGGCAGCAGTGGGGCAAGGGCCGCGATGAGTGCGACCCTTGCACGCCTTGTAGCGGCATGGTTTGCGGGCCACTCAAGCCATCCCCTGCTTGAGTAGCCACGCATCCAGTTCGTCAAGGTTCCAACCGAGAGGGACGGGAGCGAATGCCCATACCATGACGTTCTCAAAGTCGGTCCCTGCTTCGATGATTGTGCGGACGATTCGACCCTTTGTTCTGATGCTTGACTTTGGGGTGATTTTTGCGCGTCCTTCCCATCGTGTGCAATCGTCCGAATTGATGTAGCCGATTCGTGGTTCGATTCGTGCAACCTTCACCGCATCGGTTCCATATCCTTGACGGCCTCGGGTGTCAAGGTGGTAAGTCATTGACAGAATGTCAAGAATTGGCAGGTTGATGGGTTGCCAATACTTTGCCTTGCGCTGCTGCCCCTTCTTTTGGTAATTGTATGATGTTGTAACTGCCGCAGGGATGCGCTTTGCGTTGTTGTATTGTGGTAGTTTGCGAGCGCCGTGAAGTGGCTTGGATTCTCGACCCTGTGTCTGAATGTGGCGGGCCAAATCCCAAACGGTGGCGTCACTGTATTGGTCGTCAAGTAGTGCGCCGAGATTTACCAAATTGATGTATTGGGTGTAGGCTTCGTTGTTGCGATAGGCTGCGGTTTCGTTGTCCTTGATTGCCTTCAGGATGCCCGCCTTGATTTTTGTAAATCCGTCGGTTGGTAGGTTGTTGAGTGCTTGCTTCAATTGAAGGATAGCCTCGACCGCCTTCTTCGATTCTTCACGGCTGCTGCTGTAATGTTCATCGGTTGGTAGTTGGGTTGCGGGGCGTTCTGCTGATACGTTGAACGCATGGTGTGCGGTGCCGATGTTCTTTGCGTGTTTGGCTTTGATTGCCTGAATGATTCGCTCGGCTATGTCTGCCTTCTTGCCGGTTTGTTTTGCGCGGTATTTCTTCGCCAATTTTTTCATTTGCGGAACGGTTGCGCGGTTTACGAGATTCAAGTCCTCCGTTAGGACTGTGTTCATTTCTTCTGTTGGTGCATTGATGCACGATGCCACTAACTCGGTATTTGGCTTGACGCCAAAGTGACCGATAGCCGCAGCATTTCGGGTTTGTTGTGTTCCTCCCATATCCTCGCCCACTCAATGCCTCGGATATAACCCCTTGCTTTTCACTCTTACGCGGGGGGGTGATTCTATTCGGGCCACTGCGAGCCTATTTTCACTTTTTTCAATTTTCAGTTTGTCGAGTGTTTTGACCATCGCCGAGCGCGTTTTTTTGGGGTGTTTTTCGGGGTGATTTTCGGCCTAATTTTCTGAATTTTGAACCCGTTTTCGCTCGGAATCGGGCCGGAATTGTGCCGGATTTTGGCCCTGAATTTTCAACCAATTTTCACTTTTGGCCGTGAGTTTTTCGGGTGATATTTCAGGGCCAAAATTTCTTCAATTTTCACGGCCAAAATGTGAAGTGAGGGCCAAAAGCGAAAGACTATATGCTCGCTGTGTTCTGCGTTCCCGCCGCGTGATTTTTTCACGGCCAAAATTGGCTCACGGCCAAAAGACGCATCGCCCGCATGGCTCACGGCCAAAACCTCTTAGGAAAAAAAAGAGATTTCACGGCCAAAAGCCACCTCGCGAGAAAAGAGAAAAGAGGGGGGCCGAAGCCCCCACTCAATTCAATCTTCGGCTTCGGTAAATTCCCAATCACTTAGGACTTCGCTGATGCCGTAGCGGATTTCACTGTATGCACCGTCGGGCCAAGTGATGGTTACAATAACCATACCCTCGCCGCCAACGTTCTCATAGTATGCCTGAATGGTTGCTTTCAGTGTTGCCAAATCTGCTTCGTGTTGTGTTGTGTATGTCGTCATTTCATATCACCCCCTTCATTCTGACTGTCGTGTTATTTGCTTGCTTCTGTGGGCTTCCCTGCGCTCATACAAGGGCATCATATACTTCGTCGTGAATCTCAACGCACATTTCCAATGCTTTGCTTTGTGCTTCGTCGTCCACATATCCTTCGCCGATGATGGCTTGGATTGTCTCTCGCAGTGCCTCAATTTTCATGAGCAAGGGTTCAGCCTCGCTACTTCGGGTTACGCTTCCCATACCCCGACGATAGCAGCCTACTATATGAATGGGTCGGTTTGTCAATCTGCGGGCGGTGCGTCGCATTATTTTTGGCCCTGAATGTCATACATAGGGCAATCTCACGGCCAAAATAGGTAAGTAATTCACGGCCAAAATTTAGGCCACCCAATATCACGTTTTGGCCCTGACAGGAATCGCGATTTTTTTTGATAATTTTCTCACGGCCAAAATAACATTCTCAGGGCCAAAAGATAAGACTATAAGCGTTCAGTGTTCTGTGGTATCGGCGCGGGGGGCCGTAGGTTTTTCTCCGTTTCGCGGCGGCTCATACTATATCAATGTT